ATCTTGCGACCATAATTGTGCATGCCCCTACAGATGTCTGCAAAGCTGTCTGGATCACGATAGACTTCCGTCTTGTTGATCTGTTCAGCAGTTGCAAAAGCAGAGTTATGACCAGCGACACATACAGAAAAATCAGTGTCCTGGTTAGCCGTACCACTTTTTCCACTACCACCGCCTACGCTTGGAAGATTCGATGAGGTATATACTTTGAAGCCATGAAAAGACTTCAAAACTAAACCATTACGAAGACCACCAGATTCACCGAAGTCACTGTTAAATAACCGAGAATCTTCGTCACGCAGGATTTCCATAAATACAGGATCTACTACGAGCCAACGACCTTGTGTGTCCACTTGCTGCTGGTCAAGAAGACGAGCCATCCGTGCGACAACCATTGCTGGTGAAGCAGTTGCAGTTGGTAGTGCAGTTGCACCTGGAAGACGTGCTGCTAACGGGATCGAATGATCGCCAGCAGAACTTGTAGTGATATTCCCAAATGAATCTTTCCGGAGCTTCATGCTTGTTAGCAATTCATCCGTCCCGGCGGTAGAAACTGCAACTGTGCCATTTACGACATCGTTAACAGTGTCAGCCGATTCGTGGATTGTTGACTGCTTATAGCCAGCCAAATAACCCAAGCAGTCTTGGTCATACTGATCCGCTAGGCGATAAGCCGCACGGTCTGTAGCTAACTGCATAAAGTTTACATGCCATGTCTTCAGTAGGTTTCGCTAATTACCTACCCGTTCTCTAATGAACTGCTGCATATTACTATGCAGAGGAGATCATATCATCACCCTAGAAGATACTAGGGGTTAGCCGCTTCGAGCCGCTTGGCTCTACTCCCTTTCGGGATGATCGTTGGACGTTCCTATTTCTAGGCTTCGCTGCTGATTGCCCTTGCCATTACGCATTAGGGGGTCCCAGCAATTCAACTAATTTTTCGATAGGGATTACTCCCTAAAGCTCCCATTATATTAAGAGTGTGCTTCTTCAATATCGTCCATCTTAAAAGCAAAGTAGTTTGCCTTATCGATAGTCAGTGAAAAATCTTCATCGTCAAGATCTTGTGCCTGGACAGTCTCACCCCTGGCGTAACTTTTTACAGTGATTTCAGGTTCTTTGATGATTTTGACTGTTGCACCCTGTGTTAGCTCACCGAAATAGTCATTATTGCTAATATCACCGACTACGGTTGCTTTACGAAAGGCGTTTTGGGTCTTTTTCGAGTAAATTACACTCGAAAAATTGCCGTTGGGTAAGTTGCCATACCCGTCTGCTGATTGAAATGCCATTTTAAATCTCCTTGTGGAATGGCTGGGCCATTGGCCCGACAAATCCGAAGAGGACAATTTAGTGGCAGTGCATTGTGAGGGTGCGATTGCTAATTAGCTGCAACTAACTAGAAAACGGGCCTCACCAACACTGGTGGACTTAACGTCTATACTTCTGATTAAAATACAAAATTAGAGGTGGACCTTGCGGTGGCTCCATTCTGTGTTTTTGAGAATTTTAGTTCTCAGAAGATACTTCTTTAAAAGACGTATCATTAAAGAACTGGGAAGTGGCGGGTTGTATGTATCTCCGCCACTTCACCTTTATTATAACACTAACTAGGTGTCATTACAATAGCCTATCTTGCAGCACCAGTTATGTCATATTTGAAGGTACGATTAGACATCGATTCCAAAATAGCATCTTCATGCTTGTCATACTCTTTGGTGGTCATGCTTTCTACCTGGCTTTCAGAATACTCTGTACGGCCACCTGTACTAGGAGAAGATGTAGAGGTACGTCCGATTGCCTGTGCTGCAGACTTAGAACGAGGTTTTGCCTTACCCATGTCAGCTTTATACAAGTCGATGGCACGGGACGCTGCCCTAGCATCAGTATTGTTTTTATAAAGTGCATCTTGAATGGAAATTGGTTGAAGGGCTACCCATTCGTGGAAGGCTTGGTCCTGACGGATGTTACCGAAGTCAGGGTGCATCTTTATAAGCTGCTGCTCCGCATCTTTTTTAGTTAGCTTAGTCTCTAACTGACGTAAGCCTTCCATACGCTTCTCGCCCTCTACCAGGGCCTCTCCCGCACGTTTCTGAGCAATAGTATCTACGATAAGTGCCACGTCAGGATACTTTTTAGACCAGCGGTCAATCTCTTCATCCGTCTTAGGGAATTTGATTTGACCTTTAGCTGCCTGATCAAGCTGATCTTTAACCTGCTGCAGTTCCTGATCTTTTTGCTGCATGAGTTGTTGAGAGTGCCTGCGAAGATCTCCGTACCTTTTTTTGTAGGTAGTATCTTCACCTTCGACAGGTGGTTCAGAAACTTTAGCTTCTGCTGCCATTTCTTCTGCGTAAGTCAGTCCGTTATCTTCATCTTCTTTTCTGCGGTATTTTGCCATTTATTGCCTCATGGGGGCCGCTCTTTGGCGGGTGGCCCGTTAGGACATGAAAGAGAACCTGGGTTTCTTCATTGCCCCTGATGGGTAGGATGTGTCAGGATAAATCTCCTCAATTTCATCATCGTCATCCAATTTATCGTCTACCTTCACGGCGGCGATTTCGATCTCAATGTCCTCTTCAGGAGCATCGTCTTCGTCTGCCTCAACAACCTCTTCAGGTTCTTCAGCACCTTCCTCACTTGCGTATTGAATTAGGCCCATGTCATACATTCCCATTAGGCCCATCTCGGCCTCGGCTTGCATGTCCATGATACTTTTAAGGCCGTGCCATTTTACAACATTGGCAGGCAGAACGTATTCGCCTTCACTAATCATAGCTTCAATGTCATCGGCTACATTTTCTGCACTGGAACCCAGTGGGATATCGTTGCCGGAATAACTGTCTGACATCATGCCATCGCCACAAGCCATACCGCCGTGGGACATCTCAATGATCTCATCATCATCCATAGCTTTCTGGATAGCTTCACCAGAAGCTTCTTCATATTTACTCAACTTGCCATCACCGTCTTTGTCGGCTTTTTTGCGGTCTAATTGAAATTTCTGTTTAGCCATATCCAAGCCCTCTGTTGTGGTGATACCTTTATTGGCAGTCGCAAAACCGCCCAGCGCATACTCGTTTTCTGCAAGTTGGGTACTTGAATCGTCTTCCCCAAAAACTCGGACGTATTCTTCGTACTGCATCTGCGCCTTATGATCTTCAAATTCTTGTTGCTGACTTTCAGCTAAAAGCCTTTCTTGTTCCGCAAAATATTCAGGAGAAGGGCGTTCTTTAGGGCGCTCACTTGTAGCCACGGCTAGAGGAGATGGCCCAGTGTCTTCTTTCGGTATGACTTCCCACATGGGAGCGCCGTCAGGGAAAGTCTCTCCTGTTAAGCGTAGACCCGTTCCAGGGCCGTCCTCCATAGTAGTCCCCTCTGCCATCCCCAGATAGATAGGGTCCATAAGGGCAGAATCTTCTGGGACAGTAATTTCGACATCTTCATTTATAAATGTAAAATCTAAAAGTTCTTGCGCTTCTTCAGCAGATGTTGTGTCAGTAAACTTTTTGTGGATTTCAGTATCAAAAGCTTCCAACTCAGACACAGCGTCAGGCCCACTGCGTGTAGGCCAATCAACACCACTATTTTTGGAAAATCTCTTTGCTGTTTCATCATCAACAAGCTCACCATCCCATATTGTAGGGATTAATGTCTCTACTCCATCAATCTCAACAATTATTGTACGGACTGTAGCAAGTTCACCGTTATCCAAACGCTTTGATTTACCATTAGCAATATTTCTATAATGATGCTCTGTAATTGGATCCATCATTTAGCTCCCTTAATTATTTCATCACGGAGCGTCTTAAACCTACGCAACTCAGCAATAGAACCCTGGACCTTTGAGATTTCGTGGTGGTCCTTTAAGGTTTCCATTTGTCGGTGGTGAAGAGAAATCTTTGCTGCAACATACTCATGCAAAATATCCATGTACTTTTTGTCGTTCACCAGTGGGAGCAGGGAACGGTATAACTCTTTATCCATTATTGCGGTGGACCTTGTGGGGCAGGGGGTGCGCCTGGTGGTGCTGGTTCGTTGCCGCCGTTATCGCCGCCGCCTGCACCTGTGAAGCCTTGCTCACCGGGGCCTGGTGGTGCGCCTGGAGCCGCTGGTCCTGTACTAGCGTCTTGTGGACCTTGTGGTGGCGCAGCCTGTGGTGGCTGTGGTGGGAGCAATGCCTGAATCTCAGCCATCATCTTAGCTTGTATGATTGCTTCTCTTTGATCATTCATAATCTTATCTTCATCAAGATCCATTGAGGCAGCTAGTTCTCTTAGAACGTAGTCGTATTTTACAAACGGAGCCATCTGAGGATTTTGGGTCATCTGCATAAACTGCAGTAAGCGTTGGCTACGGATCTCATTCCGCATCAAGCTTTCCGTACCACGAGATTTTACTTCGAGGTCACCGTTAGCAAACTCCTCGTTGAATAAGAATTGCATGTTAAATGCAAACAAGGCTTGTCCTAGTGGAGCCAGGAGATAGTCATCCACGTTTCGTACTACTGTCTTAATACCTTGGGCTGCGGCTCCCATTAACATAGACATACCTGAAGCTGTACGACCTACGCCGGTAACTCCGGTCTGACCATGTGAGAAGGAAGGAATGCCAGTACTCTCATCAGAAAGCTGACGTGCCTTATCAAACATTTGTAATAGTTCATTAGAGACATTCGGAAACTTAGTACCGTGAATGGCAGAACCTGGACCAGGACCACCTTGGCGGCGGAACACTTTACCAGGATACACAGACAGGTCTTGCCCAGGCACTAAGTTTGTCTCATCAATCTCAATAAGAAGGTTGCCAGAGAGAGCGGCATTGTCCACACTCATTCTCATAAAACCGTTCATTAACAACTGGGTATCCATCATGTTCTCAGCCACACCAATGCCAAAAAGGCCGTAGGGGTTAAGCTCATAAGGCACTGCACAGTACGGAATACGGGTAGGTGTGAAAGGATTAAGAACTAGACGCAGGATTTGGCCGTTACAGATCCAAGCATTAACCTCAATCTGGTCAAGGTCTTTTAATTCTTTAGGAATATCTACTTCAGCAGCATCCGCTAACGCAGAATCCAGTATTCCCCAGTACTCTAGTACCTCATATCGCTCAATAGTGCCTGTTTGGGTGTGATCTTCTAGTGCATCTTCCCAATACTCACGAGCATAGTCAGGGCCAAATTCAACCGCTAATTCGATGCTTTCGTCCCTAAAATGGGGTCTTTTCTTTAAATTACGCAGTTGTGTACGGCTTAAACGGTGTCTTTGTATGGTAAACTCAGCATCATCCATAGATCTAGCATCTGGGTCTGGGTACATGTCCCATATACTGACGTATTCAAGCTTTGGGATGGTTTCAAACAGAGGATCGTAGTTACCTTCTGCGTCCCAGCGAGGATATTCCTTATCCTGGGCGAATGGCCCCTTAATAATACCTGTACCAAACAAGGCGCACTCAAATGCTGCGGATCGAAGGTGCTTATCAGCGTTGGTTTGCTCCAACTGGTCGTGCATCTTCTTTTCCATAAGCTGTGCTGCACGTTTAGCAGGCTCATAGGTGATGGAACCAGGGTTTGTACCCGCACCAGCCTCTAGATCGTCCTTAATAGGCTCTAACCTGTCTTTATACAGGCCAAGCTCTTTAGCGATATCAGGACGTACAATATTACGGGGTACTTTATAGTCCACACCCGTCTGTTCTTTAACTTTTTCTTCAGTAAGGCCGTTTGGATCAAAGCTTACGTTATCTGCCACGTTATTAGGGTAGCGCCGTGCCTCAACACCAATCGGAAACTTAGCTCCAGCAAACAATACGTCAGTCATCTGGGCATATGCAGCCAAAACCTTAGTCTTTGTGATCTTAACGAATGCCTGGGACTTCTCAGTGTCAGTAAATTGTACTTCAGGGCCGTATATACCACGATAATTGCGGTAAGCGCCTAGCCAGCGGGTTTCTTCGTTTAAACGGTGATCTTTGGAACGCCTATACTGTCCAAGAACGTAAGCAGATAGTCCAGCATACTCATTATTCTCCTGTTCAACATCACCGTCTTCATCCAGCGAAATCACATTTGATGCTTCAGCAGAGTCTTCAGGGTCGAAACCAGTAGGTTTGTCCATTAATGCCATATTTTAATATCCAAAAGTTGAATCTGCAGGTTGCCAACGCTGTTGTGGGACGCCTCTACCCCGATCAAAGGGCGAAAACGCACGAGGGCGGCTTGATACGCCGTAGCGCAGGCTGTCGTAGGTGTGGTCAGATGCATATCTTTGATCAATATCGTCAGTGCCTTTCGGGCAGGAAGGTATAACAGGAAGATCCGATATGATCTGTCGGCAAGTATCGAAGAAAACGATCCCCGGCATATCCGTATCCTCATCTACCTTCAGTCTTTGGTGGACTTGGTTCTTACCGGCTACCCGTGAGCCAGAAGATCGATCACTAGGACGCCACTTGCAGCCCATGATGATCATCTCTTCTGCTATACTGGGGCCGATCTGCCCTCGTTGATGCCAACAAGAACTGTCTAGTATCCCAAACTTAATACTATCGCCTTCTTCCGCATCTAGTACCGCACGACCAAGGTCTTTGCCGGTGTGCTTAGATACATATAACTCACGGTAGACGATGAGTGTCTCATAAGCAGGATCTATGGCGTACCAGTGTACCGCAGAGTAAGAGCTATACCCGTAGTCGGCTGATCTAAACTTCACCCAGCCAGCAGGTATATCAAAAGGCTCCACAACATGTACCGAAGTTTTAAACTCTGAGAAGGCTGCACCTTCTGCAACACTCCAATCACCATCTAGTAGCTGTCGGCGCTGGGCCTCTGGTAAGGATAGAAGATTGGCTTCGTATTGCCCGTCAGCGTATAAGTAAGGATTATCTTTAAGGGTGGCAGGGATAAACCTACGGCTGAATAAAGACTGTCCGGCTTTCTCATGCTTATCAGGATATCTTAGAACCTCACCCGTTTCGATGTCTGTGGCTTCAAAAGGCTTGCCTGGTGGGGCAGGGTCAATAAAAGCCTTACGGACCCAAGCGTGTCCTGGTCCACCAGGGTTAGATGTTGCCCGAAGAAATATAGGTAGGTCGGGATCAGTGGTACGAAGTCTTGATCTAAGATATTGCCAAGAGAAGGGAGTGGCATACTGGGTTAACTCATCGATAGCTATGTAGCTAAACGACTGACCCTGGTATCGCATCACATCATCGTCACGCTCTAGGTAGGTCATCCATAATCTGGCCCCTGACGGGAATATCCACTGGCTTTTCTTCTCCTGCCATTTCGCTCCTGGGTACGCTTTCGGATAGAGTTCCTGTGATTTGAAAACCAATTCCCGCAGTTCATCGTTTGTGCGGCGAAGGATGAGTCCACTGAATGCAGCATTTGAAAAATAGCGCAGGGGATCTGCAAGTAGCGCAAAGCTTTTTCCTGATCCCGCACTTCCACCGTATAGCACTTCTCTTTCGGGTGCAGCGAGAAACTCCGT